TCCATCAAATGAGACATCGTAGCTCTGGGCATCTGCCACTGTATCCCAGCTTACTGTCAATGTTGTATCAGTTGATGATACATTGATATTTGCAGGAATTGAAATAGCAGCTGGAGTTGCAGCAGCTAAAGTATTTTCTGACATTGGAGCCGTTGTCGCTGCTGACGGTGTTTTATCCGTCCCTTCGAGATTCACATTCAGAGGAAGCGAAATTGCAGAACCTGTTGTCTGGTTACTTGCAGATCCTCCTGAAAGCATGTTTTGAGAAATAGATTTGCTATTTGCCGTACTATCAGCATTTGGAACAGTTAAATTACCTAAATTATCAATAGTTCCCGGCTGACTATAGGATGCTGTTAAACCAGACTTTGAAAAATTGAATTGGTTTTCTTTTGATACTGTCTTGGTTGTGCTGTCCGTATCAGCTACCACAGCATTTGGTGTGTTGCTGGTAAGAAAGCTTTCAATATCAGAATTTGTTAATTTCGAAGTTGAAACCCCTGTCTGCTTATCTCCTGAAGTTTTCATCGATGACGTTTTTTCATGTGTCAATGCAGCTGCCTTTTGAGTTTTTACCTGCTGCTTCGGTATTATAGGTGCTGTTACGCTATATTTTGGCTTTTTTACTGTGCCTGCAAACACCTTTTGCATACTAAGCGGAGCCAAATCAGTTACACTAAACCCCTGTATTACCATTAATACTGCCAATAAGCCTGCTATCCACCTTTTTCCTGTATTCATAAAGCTTTCTCCTTCAATTACATATTTAGACATATATTTTCATATTTTGTGAAATTATATATGTTATTTACTAAATATTACATCTAACAACTTATTATGTCAATATATTTAAAATGTTACTTGTATTCCCACACTTTATATAATTTCAATAACAGTTCCCGAAGATCTCCACACAAACAAAAAAATACCGATCAGGGCAAAACAACACCCCAACCGGCAATTTCCCAACACTCAATCTATTTAATTCTAAATTGCCACCCTCAACTCAACATCATTTCAAATCCTTCTTGATCTCAATCCCATTTATAAAATGAAATACTATTTTGTCTTTGCTTAAAAACGTCACATGGTCTATTACTTTTCTGAATATCTCACCATCAAATTCTCGCGGCTTCTTTTTACATTTCATCAGTTCATTTTTTAATTTTGCGGTTCTATGTTCGAAGTCATTAATATCAGCAATCTTCCACACTTCGCTGGTTCGTTGCTTTAAAAGCTTTCGTATATTTTCTTCAATTGTCATTGCTTCGGATTGGCCTTTGGGTAAGATTTCGAGGTTATTAATCATTTTCTGAATTTCTTTATCTAATTTTGAGATAGTTTGATTTGTTGCTGGTTTGAAAGGATTTTCTGTTTTTTCCACGTATTTATCGAAATGCTTTTTTACTTCGCACAGTGCTTCCACAAACTTGCTTTCCACAGTTAATTCATCCAGCATATCGCTTCTGCAATAAACCGCACCATTTTCAACATATCTGTTGCATCTCCAACCATATTTTTTAGGTGTACATTTAATGCTTCTTGGTGATCTTGTCAACTTACTCCCGCATACCCCACATATGATTTTCCCACTGAAGGGATACATCGAATTGCTCTCACAATTATGTTTACGTAAAGAATTATAATACTTGTTTCGTTCACTTCTGATTTGGTTTACTTTATCAAACATTTCTTTTGATACTATTGCAGGAAAGTTCTCGTCACCAGTATATTTCTTATTCGCTAAAATAGAGCCGACTGCGCCCTTTGACCAATTAATCTTATCCATTGGTGTTTTGATACCTTCTTTTATCAAGAAGTCAGCAATCTTTATTTGAGACTCTCCTTCCATGGCCATTTCGAATATTCTTTTAACATATACTCCTTTTTCGGAATCAATTTCAGGCAGTCCGTCATTTCCTTTTGTATATCCGAATGGAAATCTCCTACAAAACATTATCATCACCCCCAACGTATTCATCGAGCTCCATTGTTTTCTTCAGGCAAAAGCATATACGGTTATTTGGCTTCGCTATAATTTTATCAACAAGCATATTAAAGCAATCTTCATCAAACTCATCCAGCAAGCCTTGCTGTTTTTTAATAAACGCTATGATTTTTTCTGTTTCTGATAATGAGACTTCCTTTTCAATAAGAGATGCTGCTACGGCCTGTCTTTTTGACTCCAATTCTTTAATCTTTGCATTGAACGAGTTTATCCTCTGGCTTAAAATAACAGGTCTCAAACTCTCTGCCTCTGGTGGAGAGTAATCAATATATTCATCCCTTAGCAGCTCATTTATCTGAGTATTTATTTTCTGAATCTCTGCCTGATCTGCTTTTTGCAAAACAAGTGATTTTAAATACATCATGTTTGGAACAAGTAGTGTTTTCCAATTTGAATACAGCTTGTTATACATCCTCACAAAAGCTTCGTATACTCTTTTCTCACTAACACCACTTGCGTAGCATTGTCCTGTTTGTTCATATATATTGGAATTGCATCTATATGCCGCACTGCGATATTTATTGTTTGAATTCAATATAGACCTTTTAAAGGTTTTACCGCAACTTTCGCAGATTATCTTTCCGCTTAAAGGATATCTATTACTCATCCTTTTTATTACATCCTCATCCATACCTTTTTCTTTTTTCCATTTTTCAGATAACTCCCTAGCCCGTTTGAAGTCTTCTCTTGATATTATAGGTTCATGATCATTCTTTATGTAGTACTGAGGCAGTTCACCCTTATTTCTCTTTCTTGAAAAGGTAATATTATCTGCAGTAATCGTCTTTTGCAGCAGAACATCGCCCATATATTTTTCATTTCTCAACATCCTACTAATACCCGACCCACACCACTCTATTCCTGTAACAGTTGGTATTTTATCTTTGTTCAAGCCTTTTGCAATGGCATTAGTACCTTTACCTCCAAGATATTCTGAAAATATCCTTTTAACTATTTCAGCTTCAGCCTTATTAATTACAAGGCCTTTATCCTTATCAAAATCATATCCCATAAACTTTCGGCTTGCTATTTGGTATTTGCCCTGCTTGTACCTTTTCTGATTTGCCCAGCGGATATTCGCCGATAATTCAGCTGATTCAGATTGTGCTATAGAACTAAGGAGTGTAAGGATTAATTCACTATCTTGTGACATGCTATTGATATTTTCTTTTTCAAAATATATACAAATGCCCATGCCCTTTAATCTTCTCACAGTTTCCAGACAGTCAGCAGTATTCCTGGCAAAGCGTGAGATTGACTTGGTTATAACCATATCTACCAATCTGTTTTCACAGTCAGAGATAAGTCTCATAAATTCCGGTCTTTTTTCTTTTTTTGTTCCGGTAACCCCATAATCCGCGTATATACCTATGAACTCCCAAGCAGGATTGCTATTAATATATTTTGTGTAATAGCTTACCTGCGATTCAAACGAATTCTGTTGTTCCATGTGCATTGAACTTACCCTACAGTATGCACAGACACGCATTTTCCCCAAATCTTCCTGATTTTTTTCATTAAGATTGGGGTCAATAACAGTAATCTTTTTCACTACGATCCCTCCTTTTTTGGTAGTGACATGTTACCGTAGATACTCTAGTAGTTCAAGCTAATTTATGTGAAATAATATGTATATCTTAATTGCTTAATAATCAATATTTTTTAATATAAACTCTGTTTTATCAAGCATACAGACAACGATTTCCGCCTTTGTAATTATAAATTTCTCAACAGTCCTATAAAGTAGATTAGATTCAAATTCACTTATCTTGCCTGAATTTTCAAATATGCTTGTAAACCTCTTTGAGACTACTCTATTTAGAGCATTTTCATCACGAAGCATTTCTCTCCACTTATTTAAAAATTGCTCTCTTTTTCCCACAATCTGATTGTAAACATCAATGAAAGAATTATTAAGAACTTCATCATCAATATGCCTATTCTCACACCCCTTTCTGCCTTTAACCTCATACTTTCCGCTACATTGCCAGATTATTCTCCTCAGCCTTTCATCGTTTGAGTTCCAGACCTTTCTACCATAGGCTCTTCCGCAGCAGCCGCATATTACCCTGCCTGCAAATGGGTTATTGTAGTTTGCAAAGTCATACTTATACTGTCCATACTGTTTTGCAAATATCTTTCGCCGTTTCATTTCAAGCTGTACTGCTTCCCATGTATCCTTATCAATAATTGCAGGATGGCTTTCCTCCACATAATATTGTGGAACGGCTCCGTCATTCTCAACTCTTTTCTTGGTGAGAAAATCGGTTGTATACGTTTTTTGAAGAAGTGCCTCTCCCTTATATTTTTCGTTGCTTAGCATTTTTCTGATACTGCCTTGATACCATTTTGCTGCTCCATTCCAGTTTAATACTCCGTCTTTTTCAAGCTCTCTTGCTATCCTGTTAGGACCTTTCCCGTCAAGGTAATCGCTAAATATCCGCCTCACTACTTTTGCCTGTTTTTCATTTACTACAAGATTGCCATTTTCGTCTTTGTCATACCCCATAAACTTTGTATGATTGACTATGACTTTACCCTGCTCAAACCGCCTTCTGATGCCCCATGTACTATTTTTACTAATGGAAAAACTTTCCTCTTGCGCCAGTGAGCTGAGTACCGTGAGCAAAATTTCACCTTTTGAATCCAATGTCCGTACGTTTTCTTTTTCAAATATAATTTCTACACCAAGCTCTTTGAGCATTCTTACATAGTTCAAGCAATCCAGCGTGTTACGCGCAAACCTTGATATCGACTTGGTTATTATCACATCAATCTTTCCAGCCTTGCAGTCCTCTATCATTTTATTAAACTGCTCGCGCTTTTTGGTATTTGTACCTGTAATCCCTTCATCGGCATAGATTCCGGCCATTTCATATTCAGCACTGTTATTTATATATGATGTGTAATAATTTACCTGCGCCTCATAGCTGGACAACTGCTCTATCTGGTCGGTTGATACACGGCAGTATGCAGCCATTCTCTTTTTCTGTGGTTCAGTGCTTTGCGGCATATTCCTTCTGTTTGCCCTTGCAGGTATAACTGTAATGCTTCTTGCCATCTGTTACCTCCTCCTTCACAATCGTTGGCTCTGATATATTTAGTTTTTCTGCGATTTCATTGTCAATTTTAGTCCCTGAACAGGCGACTTTGCCGTTTTCTATATAATTACCGCACTGCCACACTATTTTCTTGCAGTTGTGTCCACTGTTCCATGTCCTTCTCTTCATTACAGTGCCGCATTTACCACAGTACAGCATTCCTGACAGCGGATAACGGTTCGTATATTTGTCTGTGTTGCCTAAAATCCCTTTTTCCGCAGCGCGTTTTTTCATCTCAATCTGTACCTTCAGCCATACCTCCTTGGGAACAATAGGAGAGTGGTTATCTTCTATATAAAAGCTATCAACTTCACCGGTATTTTTCCTTTTCTTTTTGCTGAGATGATCTACTATATAGGTTTTCTGCAGCATTACATCACCCATATATTTTTCGTTCCTCAGGATATCAAGTATACTGGATTTGTTCCATTTCGAGCCTGTGACTGTTGGAACTCCTTCTATATTAAGAAGTTTCGCTATTTTATGAGAACCATTTCCTGCTAGGTATTCCTCATAAATCCGTCTTACAATTTCAGCTTCATCAGCGTTTATTATTAAATCCCCGTATTCGTCCATATCATACCCAAGGAAACGCTTTGTATTAATAACCAACTCACCTCTCTCAAACTTTTTGCGGTAACGCCATTTCACATTTTCGCTTACACTTCTGCTCTCTTCCTCTGCAAATGAAGACAGGACGGTAAGCATCAGCTCACCGTCCTGTGATAATGTTGATATATTCTCTTTTTCAAACCTTACCTCAACGCCTATTTCTTTAAGCTCCCTCACATACCTCAGCACTATTGCGGTATTTCTGGCAAGCCTTGATATTGATTTTGTAATTATTAAATCTATTTTTCTCTGTCTGCAAAGCTCAAGCATTTTATTAAATTCGAACCTATCATCCTTCGTCCCTGTTACACGACTATCGGAGAATACTCCTGCAAATTCGTATTCAGGATTTGAGGTTATTAGTTTTTTATAATATTGTATCTGGTTTTCCAGTGATTCTTCCTGTTGGTACTTGCCGGTTGATACCCTTGCATAGGCACAGACCCGCTTTTTACAGGGTTCGGCTCTTACAGCAGGCTCTATTTTTGTTACACGCATTTATTTGCTCCTTTTTAACGTATATTTAAAAAAGAGGCCGGGCGCATTTGCCCAAACCTCTTGTGTTTTTGCCTGCTGTTTTCTAGCGATCTCTGCTTGTCTGCTGCTGCATTTGCTTTAGAGACTCTGCTACTCATAACTTAAATGCCCTCCTTTGCCTATTTCAAGGATGCATCCAAGCTTTATTCCGTCTTTCAATCCCTGCACATAAAGGATTTCATTTACCAGAGCACTCATAAGTCCATTGATGCCGGTGTATTTGTCAAGTAACTCCCTTAGTTCACTCTTGCTGTCTTCGGGAACAGCAGATAAAATTTCTTCGCTGCACGAATCTATATCCACACCCAACTGGATATATTTACTGTTGTCCAGGTACAGCTCTGCCAAATCTTCGGATACCCTTGTCCCTACAAAATTACTGAAGGCATCCTCAAAGCTTTTTTCGGGTTGTTCACACATAATGTATACTCCTTTCATATATTTTTGAAAGGAACTTAAAAAGGCGCACTGCAGGATTGATGATAACCCCACACTGCGCCTATGTATTATTGTAAAAGTATGTACTAAAAGATATAATATACACAGGGTCGCTGTGGCAGCGTATGCTGTCGGTGTAGGTAGTTGAGATACCTGCATTGGCTATGGGGTGCTCGTAACACCCTAAAGACATGGCGGCCTTATTAAATTTCCTTGTATTGATATTAACTCTTATAGGCTTGTCTGGCAAGTAGTACAGCCTATTTTTCTACGAACTTTTACAGTATTTCAGGGTAAATATTAAGATTGGCTATTACTGCATATTTTTTAGAGCTGCTGCCGCCTTTTTAATTAGTATTGAAGCATATTCCCCTCTGATTGTTTTTCCATTTGTAGAATTTTTAAGCCAGTAATCAGAGTCGGATATGATGCCTTTTTCCTTAAGTACATATACTGCCAGTCCAAGTTCATCGGTTTCAGAGACATACGGGATTCCGAAATATTTTAATACTCCTTTTGCAAGTGCTATGCCTATTTCTTCCATATTACATACAATCCAATCCGCATCTTCGATATTGTCATGAAATGCAATTTCTATAAGTGCAGCAGGAGCATTTGTTTTTGCAGTCTCATACAGCGGCTTGCCTTCTCCAAAATGGTTGCAGCCTTCCTTTATCCCTTTGTCTGCTGATGGTGTGAGCGGTGCTATTTCGGAGTAAACTACTTTTGCAAGCTTTTCTCCTTCACCGCCATATTGGTGGCAACAGACCTCGCAGCCTCTAGCCTTGCCATCACATGCATTTGAATGAATTGCCAGATGTATGTCAGGCTTTTTGCTGTTGCTGTCAGACACTACCTGTGAGAGTGTCATTTCAGGCTTATTTCTGTAAACTACTATGCCATTCTGCTTTAAAACCCTTTCAGTGACATCTGCAATATTGTTCATCCTCGATTCTTCCGTGCCGTAAATGCCAACACCCCTGTTTTTCTCCTGCGTTGACGGACTTAAGTATATCGATTTACTCATCACTTTTCTCCTCCTTGTTTAGCTGCTCCAGAACGGTTTTTAGTTTTTCAGGTATCGGAAGCCCTATTTTACCTGCGTTCTCCAGGATACTGATTCCTTCATTTGATAAATAGAAAAATATAACGGCAGTGCGTATTGCACTTCCGCTTTTTATCAAATGCGTATCCACTATATTTCCGATGCCGACCATGACAAATATCAATACCTTTTTGAATATCCCCCTGAAGCCTACCTCACTTGAAAGCTTCTTTTCCAGCACTGCCACCATCAGACCTGTAATGTAATCTATAACCACAAAGGCAAGCAGTGCATACAGGAAACCGTCAAACCCTCCAAGAAACCAGCCGAGGTATCCTCCCAGGACTGTAAAAAATAGTTGTATTGAGTTTATTGTGTTTTTCATTGATATATCATTCCTTTCTCTTCTTCTTCTTGCTTTATATTTTTATTCTATTGCCATCCAGTAGATTGTCTGTGATGAATAGTAACCCATTTGCGAGTTTTCAACTGTAATTGAATATGTTCCTGCTACAGTTACTTTCACAGTAGTTGTGGCTATACTTGAACCGTCATCCTTACTTCCCAGTTCATAAAAAGTGCCTCCCGGAAAATTTGGGTCAACCCATACTCCGCAAATTCCCGTAGTGCCGCACCTCCATATGAATACAGATGGGGCAAAGCCCAATGCCGAAGTAAAAAAAGTATTATTCCCAGCAGCCTGTGCAGTTGTTCCGCTTTTCCATCTTCTGCTTGTGCTTGTCCCTGTCAGCAGCCCGTTTTCTGTTCCAAATGTTACGCCGCTTCTTACATCTGCCTGTGTAACGTTTCCATACTCACCTCCTTCACCCTGTAATATAAAATTTGTACCATTATACCGCAGCGTATAAATACTGTTAGCCACAAGCTTTCCGGCTGCCAAGGCATTTCCTTTTGAATCCACGATTGATTTTGCACCCAGGCCGCATATATTTATAGTCGATGCTCCTGTATTAGTGGCATTAATTTTAACTGCAACAGACACGCCTTCGGTATAGCCTTTCATGGCGGGACTAAGTGTTACAGTATAGCTGTTTGCTGAGCCTGCAGCCGCTGCATATGGTATTTGCAGTGTATAGTTACCGGTATGACTATCCAGTGTTTCCTTGCTTACAAGCTGTACATTTCCTCCTGAATTTCCCACATATACTTCCCTTGTATCAGTACAAAGTGCAGGCTCTCCCACATCAAGCGAAGGAAGGTTTGTTTTGAGTCCTCGCCGTATTTGAATTTTGTTTGCCATGATTGTTGCTCCTTCGTAATATTTGTTTGTCGTTTTTAAAATTAAAACGAACCTCCGTCTATTGCCCCTCCATATGGAATGTATACAAGTGATTTCACATATGCCGTTGTTGCAAGTCTTGTTGAATTGTCATCAGATGCAGGCGTTGGAGCTGTAGGTGTGCCTGTTAGTGCCGGACTGTTCAATCCTGCTGATATATCAAGCTTTGCTTTATCCTCCTTCGACATAAGTCCGTCAAGGCTTGCGGTTGCTTTTGGTATTGCATTTGCCGATATTGCCACCCATGCTTTACCACTGTAACGATAAGTGTACTCCGTATCCCTGACATTTACCGTCCAGCCGTCCTGCGGAGTCGGATATGCTGCGGATATGTTTTCATAGGTATCGACAGCCTCTTTCCAGTCTATATTCGTTTCAAGGGATGAAAGCTTGTTGTCTATCTCGGTTTTTGTGTATTTATCAGCCCATGATGTTTTATCTGACTGGGTGACATGAATGCTATTGTTACCTGTATGTGCCGATATTTCTGTATCAAGTTGATTAATGTTTTTTATCGGTATGTCATACCAGTATGTTTGACCTGTGATACCCTTTATAATCTTTGCAATAAAAGAAAATAGCTGTGTCAGTGTTCCTGTGTCGGAAACCTCATCAGCTATTTTCTGATTTATTGTCCTGTTGCCTATGTGTGTGTCTGTTATTTCATTTTCTCCGATATCCGGATTAATTATCGCTATTTCTGTTCCTGTGCCTATATACAGCTTTTTTGTATCAAGTGCAAAGGCAGGTTCTCCTGCTTTTAGCTCAAGGCTTTTAAGCTTGCTGCTATGACCCCTTTTTAGTTTAATAGTTGACATTTTGGTTCTCCTTAAAATTCACCGCCGTCTGGTGAAAAGTCTATATAGGTTTCAAAGAAATCTCCTGCATCTATAGGTATAAATCCAAGGTTTTCTTGAAGATAGCGTACTTTGTTTAAAAGTTCTCCTGCCTCTGTAGCTCCTATCAGACTTTCTATCTGTTTCAGATAATCCTCCGCTTTTACTGTATACTGCTGCTGTTGGTTTGATAGTTTTATTTCAAATGCATCTGCAGTGGTGGTAAACCATGTGTTTATATCCTTAAGCCACTGCTCTCTTGCATCTGTATATTCCCCGATAAACTTTGTCAAGTTATCTTGATACCATTGCTTCTTAGCTTCACCCCACAAATTTATTTCAGCAAGCCATTTTTCCATGTTCTGATCATATCGTGCCAAGGAATTTTGAAGTTCTGTATCATATCTGCCGCTCATTTGACTAAACCAACTCTGGTACTGATTGAATATTGCAGTAGTATCCGCCTGCAGGATAGAGTTCACAATGCCGCAGCTTTTTGTATCAAGCCTTGTATCAGTGATCTCGGCTTCTGTTATCTGATAGGCTCCCTGAGGGATTAAGATATTCGCAAGTCCAAGCTCATAGGCATCTGGTGTGCGTTCCAATGCAGGAGGTGATGGCGTATTGTCAGGAGTTCCCTCCTTAACATATATCCGTATATTTCTGTCCACCTGACTCCACCTGAGTACCACACTATCTATCCTTGGTTTTAAGCCGTTTGCGGTTGGAACCGTCAATATGAGAGTATCTGTATTTTCGTAAAGATATCCGTTTATATACCCTGTGCCGATTTGTGCCTTTATCTGCATCCTGTCATATGCAGCAATTCTCAGATTGTCAGCAGGCAAAGGAAATATTCCGTTTGTTATAAATTTTGAAAAATATCCTGCAAACGCCTCAGCCTTGTACTTCCTATCCCCCGACACAGAATTAAAGAATGCGCTTCTTTCCACTAAACCACCCCTTTCAGGCTTTCCTTGAGCAAAGGCAGCGGATTACCGAAAACTACATCGACATGGAATCCATCTGAATCATAGGTTTCAGCTATTTCCGTTATACGTAGTCTTGCAGATATTCCCAGCAGGCTTGATTTTACAGTTACAATGTCACCTAAGTCAAAATCCTCCCTGTAGATAAGATTGCCGTTGGTATTTACTGCTGCATCAAAGCTTTCACGTCTACGCTTTTCGTACATTTTTATTCTGCCCTTGAGCTTTAAAGCTTCAATGTATTTATCATCATTCTCGTAGTCAGCCAAGCGCAAGTCCCTTGCATCAACGAATACTTCCTTACGGCTCAGCCCTGTTTCCCCGCCTGTTACTGCAAGCTTTCTTTCAATTCCCTCTCCTTCTCCTGCAATAAGTGCAACATTGGCACAATCCCTTATGCTGTCGGTGTAATTTTGTGATAGAAGGTTTTCAAACTCTCTTGAAAATACAAACGGGAGTTCACGTCCGTTGTACAGTAAAAGTGTAATACCTTTTGCCGGATTCAGAACTCCTTTTATTCCTGCTTCAGCCGAACTACATATTTTAACAACTGTTTCAAGCAGATTATCATAGCTGACCTGCATCCCAAGATTTTTGCCTATGTTTATATTTTCATATTTTAAGTTCGGTATTGCTCTATCTTCATCAGGAGGGTTTGTTGCGTTGTTATTAATAAGCTGAAAAACACAACTTCCTATATCACCGCTTAAGCTTTCAGTTCCCCATACAATACGGCTTTCAAGCAAGGCACTTAGAAACCTTCCTCTGACAGTGACGGTTTCCTGTTCCTCCGTTTCAATATTTAATGTTTCTATAACCGCACCCTCATTGTCATTAAGCTTCGTCAGTATATTTCCGATTGACAATAGCGGAAGGTTCTCGGGCGCACATTTCAGTTCGAATTCTCCAACATCCGAATATCTTCTGACCCAGCTTAGGTAAGAGTAACTTTCTATGAAGCCTACCCTTTCATAATTATTGTTATATACGTTTATCATCTAAAACCTCCAAACATTGACTTTAATATACTTTTATCCGCTTTATACTCCGAGGTACTGAGGTCTGTAATACACACTTACTTCAAGGTTGTCCATATTACGCTTTGCATCATAGCGTAACAGGTTTGTTCCTGTGTCTAGCTGCAGGAAATCAGAGCCACTGTCAAGGCAGGAAAATATATTTGTATTGCCCCCTCCAATACTGCTTTGCACTCTCTTTTTCCCAAAGTGTGTGGATATTGTTATAACCTCCCCTGTCTGCATTGTTCTGTTCAGCCTTATAAATTTACCGGTTACAACGTCAATTATCATAGGGTCTTCAACTATGCCGTTGGCTATAAATTCAAAGGTTGCACCGCAAGGGACACTGCCGGAATTTGGGGCGGCAATAATAAGGCTCTCTTCACGAAAGCCCATCTGGATACCTTCATCAATCGGGATTTCAAGCTCGAAGCCGAAGTTCGGATGCCAACCTGCGAGCAGCTTTGATATTTCATCAACCGTTTCAAAATATGGCGAGGTGCATAGAAGGCTTATAAAAAAGGAGGGCGTTTTCTGACGGTCAGCCTTGAATACAGGTGCCTCCTCCACAATACATGGAATGCTTAGGTTTTTAAAGATCAGCCTGCCTTTCTTCCTGGGATTAAAGATATTTAGCAGTTTCCTTCTCAGGCTGTATGCCTCCTCAACAGAATCTGCTATTATCCTGCCTTCAATTGTTATGTTTCTCATGTCAAGGCTACCCGACACAAACACACCTCCGTCCTGATCCGGTGCCTTGAACGTGGAAATGATATGCTTTACTGCACCTGTTCCGTCTATACTCTTAAGATATAGAGGCTTTTTCTGCAACAAGGCAATGCTTTCTCCGCTTTCATTTATATATGTAACTTCCACTAAACCACCCCCATCGCCAGCTTTTTAGATGTATTCCTGAATTCCCGTGCAAGTTCTCTTTCCGATAACGCTTTCGGAGATACGATGGTTATATTCTGAGTAATACCTCCTGAACCTTTGGTTTCATTTATAACCTCTCGTACAATGCCTTTTAAGTCCTCAAGTGCACCGACAAATTCTGGTCTTTTTTCTCCAACTCCTATTATGCTCGGCCTTGTGAAAATTCCTCCTCTGTCATACCATTCGACACCAAAGGACGGCACCTTGGGAGGATTCAGGCTGAAGCCACCGCTTATACTGAAATGCGGGAGCGATATATGCGGAAGGCTTATCGTAAGATTTCCAAGAAAGTTCTTTATCCTCTCAATCTGCTCCTTCACGAAGTCCACTGCCGCACTTATTGGTGTAGTTATAGCCGATTTGATACCCTCCCACACTGTTGTTGTAGTTGTTGAAATACTGTCCCATACATTAGTTACAGTGTCCTTTATTCCATTAACTGCATTTGTAAACAATGAAGTAACCCCGCCCCACATAGTCAAAAAGAAATTTGAAATCCCGTTCCAAACGGCAGCTGTAGTATTCTTCATCGCATCCCATACGGTGCTTAGCACTGACTGAATAGCTTTCCACACATTAGTTGTCACTGCTTTGATTGCATTCCAGACACCTGAAACGAGATTTTTTATACCATCGAGTCCAAGCCTTAAAATACTTTTTATGAGCTCAAGCTCTGTTTGTATTATTTTTTGTATGCCTGTCCATAAATCTGCCGTCAGCATTTTGATGCCATCCCAAACACCCTGCCAGTCGCCTTTTATGAGGCTAGTGACTATTTTTATAACGTTCTTCACCGCATTTAAAGCAGTATTTACTACGTCTGCCAGTAAATTAAACGCTGCCGAGAATACTTTTATGATGTCATCGCCGTACTCCTTCCACAGCTTTCCCGCAAAATCAATAAACACCTGAAACAATGCCTTTATAGCTTCAAGCACACCACTGATTGTGCTTTTAATCTGATTCCAAATAGTATTTACATTACCTCTGAACTCTTCATTATTTCTGTATAACGCAACAAATATGGCAATTAATGCAGTAACTGCTGCTATCACTATTCCAACAGGCCCGGTTATGGCAGCAATTGCTCCGCTAAAAACTGCCGATGCACCGTCTGCTGCAGCCATTGCACCTGATACTGCGCTTATAGCTGAAGAAAGGGTGCCGGCAATCGTTATTATTTTTCCGATAATCAGTATAACAGGGCCTATTGCAGCAACAACAAGCCCAACTTTTACTATTGTCTCCTGCTGCTCCTTGGACAGTCCCTGAAACTTATCCATCAAAGGCTGTATCACCGCCATTAGTCTCTCAAACACAGGAATAAGGATCTGCCCGAACTGGATACCAATTTGCTCTGCCTGCTCCTTCATAGCCCTGAGCTTGTTTGTTGGGCTGTCCATTGTTCTTGCAAGATCACCCTGTGCTTTTTTTGTTGCCTCCATAATCGCACCATACCTTGCCTGAACCTTCTGAGCCTCGGTAAGTGTCACCCCCTGCTTTGCAATACCGTTAGTATAGGCGTAGGTCTTTATTGTAGTATCATTAACCAGTATACCAAGTGCTTTCAAAGGCTCCGCCTCTCCTGAAATGCCGGATTTCAGCTTTTCAAAAGCCTCCTCCGGCTTAAGGTTGTAAAATGAAGCCATGTCATAGGAAAGCTGTGTCAGGCCCTCGGACATTTTCAGTGCTTCTTTGGCAGTAAGTCCCATAGATGTGAGCATAACATTGTATGTCGCTACATTCTTTCTCACATTATATGAATTAAGCCCTAGTGCCTTTGAGGTGTCCTCCGACCACTTCCTTGCAGCTCCCGCCATCTTGCCCATAGATACCTCAAATAGGTTTTCCGATTCTACTGCATCCATAGCCATTTTTGTTGCGGCAGTGCCGATACCGATAAGCGGGAGTGTAACAGCAGCAGAAAGTTTGCTCCCGGCGGACGACAGGCTGCTTCCAACTGCCTTCATTTTTTGCCCTGCCGAATCCATGCTCTGTGAAAGCTTGTACCACGCGGAACTTTTGATTTTAAGCTCGGACGTTGTCTGCTTAAGCTCCCTCTGCATGTTATTTAACTCGGCAGTAGCATAGTTCAGCTTAATTTTAAGGTTCTCAGTGGCTTTGGCATCCTCGCCCTTTTTCACCGCACTCTCGGTAAAGCTTTTATTAAGTGCAACCACCTTTTCCTTCTGGAGCTCAATCTGTCTGCTAAGTGTATCTGCTTTCAGCTTAAGTCCCTCAGTGGATTTACCGAAATCACCAAGCTTAGAACTCACAGCTGCAAATTCACTCTGAACCAGCTTAAGGCTTCTTTGAATCCTTGATACACCCTGCTGAAAACCGCTATCATCAATGCCTACCCTTGCTACAACCGTGTTGCCATCTCCCATATGTTCACCTCCTTGGGCGCAAAAAAAAGCGTAAATGTTTAAGCCATTATATGGTTTAACACTTACACTTTTATGGTGCAAAAAAACCGCATTCATTTTCAGAAATGCGGTGATTGTATAGTTTATTGTTATTAATATTTTATAAATATTTTTGGTTGCGTGTTAATAAGTACCTTATATAAATCAGTCTGTAATATGCGTTTAATTTCTTTTCCTGTTACAAAATAATTGCCATTTTCTCTCTTTAAAACACATGTTATATTGCCAACTTCACCTTCGGTCAAACAAGTAAGCTGGAAGTACTCAATATTATCATAAATCTCTGTAACAACATAATCTAAATGGTCATCTTTCCCACAAGATAATGCACATTGCTCTGCTAAACTTTTTTCTGTATTGTAAAATCGAAAACATGCACCTTTGTATATCTTTTCATCGTCTTGTATATTGTCAATTAACATCCAGTCCATTTTAATCACCCCAATAAATTACTAAAAGAAATTAGTTTATTAAACATGTGCCTACTTACCCGGCTTACCCTTTACTTTACAAGTTCCTCAGAGCAATACTTACTCCAGTCTTTTTTCTTTATCAAATCAATAACACTGTTCCAGTCAAGTGCAGAACTACTGGCATATAAGGCTTCAATTTCCATAAGATATTCTGTTTCCTGCTCATCATTATGATGAACGTAGGCATTAAAATCCAGATAAAATTCCTTTCCTTTTTTTACAATTGACACCAAGAGATAATTATTTTTAAGTGAAAATCTAATTTCATCAAACTTTTTAACTTTCATTCTTTTCAGAACGAACTTTATCACTTCATAGTAATTGGAAGCAATCGTTTCAATATCAACTTCATCGTCCATAAGATTCTCATTATCTTCAGGCAGAGGTTGTGAAAATAGTCTTTTTTGAATAGGATTTAAATACGTTTTTAATTCATTAACTGTATTATTAATATTCACTTCATTGCCACTTTTCTGAGTGCTAACTAGTTTCTTCATTAATTTTTCTAACTCTTTATCCATAATAATCCTCCATGCTTAAGTACTATTTGCATCTGCTGATTAAAAAACGTTTGTTCACACGTAGCATATAAAAAATATTATCCTTTCGCAAGAAAACCTGTCAATAAGAATTTAAGCGAGCTATGTTGTTCTCTACAAATACTATGTCTAGAAAATGACATTCTCAATCGATTCATACTCTTGGCTTTCACTGATGCCATTAACCGACTTATACACCCCAAACAATGCCTGCAGCTTTTTGGGTGTGCTTCTCCAGAACTGCTCCTCATGCATTTCCAGTAAATTAGTCCCCAAAAACAAAAGCCACGCCCAGTCCCATCCTTCCTGACCGACGCAGCTCTCTATTCCCCCTGCATTTCTTCCGTAACCTCCGGCATTGACATATTAAGCGCCTCGTTTATTGCTGTCCCAAGCTTCTCCATGTCTTGAAGCGTCAGCATCTGTCCGACTTCTCTCAGAGTAACACTATCGTTTTCAGCCCTAACCGCCGAATAAATCAGCGCACGTATGGCTTTTATTTTCCTGTTCTGCAAATCCTCAAAGGCTTGGTTGATATCTCCGTAGACCTCTTCAAGTTCACAGAATGTATTCATGTCAAATTTCAGTTCATATTCGGCATCACCGAGTTTGAATTTGACACCTTTGTTTTTTAGTTCTGATGCTTTCATGTGTTCCTCCTTTCGTACATAAAAAAACAGAGAGGTTAGTCCCTGTTTATAATATCTTGAAATTCGTACATTTAAGTTATAATTTCATCATACTCTATTATGTAACTATCAACTTTATTAGATTTATAAATACTTTTTATCTTCTTATCTTTTAACACATCAAGATGTTTCATTTTTTCCAAGTCAAATTTATGGATATCATAAAAGCCCACAGAAATTACAATTCCTATACCATACTTATTGTTTGTAGAGTAGGGTTTCATAAAATAGTCTTGCACTTTATCTGTCAGACCATAAGTTTTATTTATTGAATCTGCCAAATCCTTTTTAAATAAATCCCAATCCTTGATATCTTCCTCAAACAAAATAACTATCTCCAAAAGCCCTTTATATGTTTGCTTAGTGCTAGTTTTAATATTCATTACCTCTTTATTTAATAGAATATCGCTATATTCATTTTTACTATAAGTTTCAATAGTTTTCTGTTTTACTTTTGTTATATATTTTTCAAGGCCTCCCCATTTGATTTTTTCAAGATGATCTACTGAACAGCCATCAATAACTTTTCCATCTTTATAAAGATCAACCGTATAATTTGGTGTTGTGTAATATGGCGCACTTTCTTCAATAATATAGAATCCTCTTTTGAATTTTTCTAGTGCCAAATTGTCATTTACATACATATAACTACCTATATGATCATCTATAATTAATTCCCATTTCCCCTTTGTGAAATCGTTACCTTTTAATAAATAGGTTAAATCTCCATCCTTTATGGAGTTATTATCTTCAAATATATCAATATAAGCTAAACTGACTAATCCAGCAAAAAAAAGTATTACTGAAAAAGCAATAACTATAAATTTAAATTTCCTCTTCACTTCACACCTCATTATTTCATAATTTTCCTTGCATGCCTTCAGATATTACCTTTCTATAATAGTAGAACTTCAGTTATGTTAATTGTCGACACTTTTGTGTTGTAGCCATGTTTCCTTTGTAATAACATATGAGCCTGCTAAGTAATCATGCAATGCTCTTTTTTCTTTATTAAATACAATTGCTAAAACATCAATTAAAATAATTAAGGTTACAACATCGTAAAGCACATCAACAATATTAAATATCATTCCGTTTGTAAGAACAAAATACTTTAATATGTATAAAATTGCATTTATAAAATTAAAGCTAAATCTAATTATTGCTTTTTGCAATGAAATAAATCTCCCGTTTTCATTAACTATTCTATACCGCATAATCAATTTTCCCGGTGTTGCTCCAAATCTGAAATTAAAGAAAATATCAAAAGCAAAAGTCACGAAATAGTATAAAAGTATCGGTAACACCATTTTTTTACTAACAAAATATTTATAATGCTGCATATAAAGTATTAGCAAAGGTGAAATAATGATTGTATCTAAAAGCATTGCACAAACTCTTTTCCAAAAGCCTACGTATTGAATGTTTTCTGGCTCGATTTTATCCATTTAATCCCCCATAGATTAGCAAATATATATGTAACATCATACCAATTATAAAGCCATTGTTCAATATAAGCTAAATTACGGCTTCACCCCCGGCTCCTCAGGCACAGCATCAAACCACGCACCTATGATAGTTGCATCCACTCCATCTGCATCCTCATCAGCAATGAACCTGTAATTTCCGTCAAAATCCCTCGGATAAAAGCTGCCCTTAAGCTTGGCGCTCTGTGCTTTTGGCTTTTCTGCTTCTGTGTCATATTCATCGGTGGCAAGTTCGAACTTTCCTTTTAAAAGCCACACGAATCTGTACTTTCCATTGTTTTTTTTGGATTTGAAGCCAAGTGCTATGGTTGGTGGAATATCGTCCTTATTCTCAATCAGCACACCCTTTACGACCTTTGCCCCTTGCAGTTTTGCCCTGCTGGTTAGTGACAGCTGGTTTAGCTCTATTTCCACATCCACACCTTCAAATGTTGTTATTATATCTTCTACGATGTCATCTGAGTAGATGTTTTCGGAATTCGCCTTCGGCGATAGTTTTGCTGCTATTGCCCTTTCAAGTTTGACCGGAGTATCATATGCCGCCCCGGCTGATGTATCGTTTTTTAGTACTGCTATGTGAATGTCTTTTAGACCTATTTGTCTTGCCATATCATTGCGCCCGCCTTTCTTCCAGATAATAAAATCTTATTGCTTTGTGATATATTTTTGTATCCTCCTCATAGAGGTCGATTTCGTTTAACCGCTTGAAGCCTGCTGACAGTACTGCGCTTCTTATCTTTTCAACCAATTCTATATAATCGCTTTTTGACCATAAATCAATCTGAACATAATGCCCAGTCAGCGTCTCTTCGTCCTCCTCATATCCTTCTCCCAATGTCATATATTCGTGAAAAGTTATATAAGTTTCCGCTTTCCCACTGTATTTATGGAAGGAGAGTGGAATATTCAAAGGCTTTAGTGCATTCATTATTAGTTTGTTTATCACTCTTCAAGCCCCCTTTTTAACTCCTCGGATATTATTTCATTGATTTTTCTTTTATTTTCAAGGACAGAATTCTCCGCCCAGTGTTGTGCAGGTATTTTTGAGGTTCCAAACTCCGTAAACTTTGAATAAAAGAATTCCGAGTTATCGCCTTTATTGGGGCCTATTTTTATGTAATCAACCCCGTTTTCCTGCTCGACTTCCGACACTTTGATGTTATCTGCCATATGCCTTTTGGAAAGCTTAGACCTTGGTGTTTTTTTCTCCATACTGCTTTTTACAATTACTCCTGCCTTACTGAGTGCTTTCTTTTTTATCGTATTTCCTCTTGCACCCATTTTATTAACTCTGTCAATCAGCCCTTCCATGCCCTGAAGCTCAAGCCCCCCCATTATCTTCCGCCTCCAGCGCCTTTATTTCCATGTGCCTGTTTTCATATTTCATGTTATCTATCGAAGTAATGTTGTACTGCCTGCCACCGAACGATATCATCATTTTTTCATCTATATCCTTAATCGCCCTTATCCTGAACTTTACTGTCTTTTCTTTCTGAATTGCAGCTGCCGCATAGTATTCTCTGCCCGAAAGGTTTGATATTGCTGCCCACACTGTCTTTATTTTTACAAAGCCCTCTGTCTCAAAACCGTTGTCATTTACAGAAGAAGTTGGCTTTAAAAAGGTTATCCTGTGCTTTAGTTCGCCGATACCCATAAATTTCACCAGCTTTCCTTGCGGTATGAAAACAGAAGCCTTGCGACTACATCCATTACTTCTTTCATATTGACAGTTTCACGCATTTCATAGAGACTTGCCACAAGGTATAGAACCGCCTGTCTTACCGTTTGCGGCACTTGTGCAAATTCCGACAGAGGAAAGCGGAGGACACCCTCACAAAGCTCCTCCGCAGTAGTAATAAAATTGGTGACGATCATATTTTCCTCGTCACCGTCTATTTTTAAATATATTTTTGTTTCTTCAAGTGAAACGATCATATCTCCCGCCACCTTCCTTTTTGCTTATTCTTTCATAATTCCTGCCGCCTTCAGCTTTGCCAACAATTTATTAAAATCAGCCTTAATATCTGCAATTGTCGTAGCTGAACTATTTTCCTGTGTTTCCGAAGGCTTTAGCTCTATTCCGTCAAATGCCAGCTTTCCGTCTGCTGTTATTTCAAGTGTTCCTCCTATTACTGTCCTCTCTCCGCCCTGTTCAACATAATTCTTTGTTATGCTCATAGGCGTTCTACGCTTTCTGCTGAAGCACTTTCATGGCTTCAGACAGAACCAGCTTTCCATCAACCCTCTGCGTTGCCATAAAGCCGACTTGCCCATTTGCTGCATAGAGTTCATTTAATCTCTTGAAGGCTCTGCCTTGGCGATCTGCAACCCAGTAGTATGTAAAATCACCAAATGCGATGGTCTTTGCTCCCGCTGCCAGAGTTGGAACATATGCCGATGTCCTGACTGGTCTATTTAGAATGGTATCCGGCGTTCCTGCTGTAATTGAAGGTTGCCAGATGTATTGCCCATTGCCATCTTTTAGTTTTCGGATTGCTTTTACAGTAGCATCATTTGTAAGAAATACAGCATTTTTTCTATATGGGGATTTCAGGCTGTAATAAAGGTCTATAACCTCATCAATTGTGATTGCTGTTGCACTGGCTGCTGTCACTCCTATTTCTCCACCACCTGCAGAGTTGAATATTCCTGTAGGTTTGCCCTTGCCGTCCCCTGTGCAGAATGCTTCTTCCTCTTTTGTTCCTATACGCCTTGCAAATTCCTTTGCAACGTAGCTTTCAAGATTAAAGGCACTGTCATTTAAAAGTTCCTCCGAAATTTTAATCATAGTCGCAAGCTTGTACGCCCCAATTGATACCTGACCGAATACATCATCGGATTCTGGAATACTGCCTTCCTCCTCCACCCATGATGCATTGCCCTTGGATGCCACAACAGGAATCTTTTTGTCCCCGAATGAAGTGGTTATAATATTTCCAAGCTGCCTGAATATGTTTTCCTCCTCGAGTGCCTGTATAAGTGTGTTTTCAAATTCATCAGGTACAAGGAACCCTCCTTCTGTATCGGTTCCAACCTGTAATGCATTCTGGACATCAAAGCTATTTTTGTTCCTCATCACCTTCCAGAAGGACTTCCTGTATTCATCACTAGCCCTGCCGGTCTTTTCTTCTTCAAGCCCTGTGGGTTTGTTGGTGATAGGTGTGTTTACAGCCTTTGAAAGCTCTATATCAAGTGCAGCTTGTCTCTCAAGCCTGTCTATTTCCTTTCCGAGGTTCACAACATCGGTTTCCATTTTTTCATACTGTGTAGTATCCTCTGCCGACAATAGTCCGTTCTCATTTCTTTTGCTGTCTAGGAATGCTTTTGCACTGTCCCACAGTTTCGCTCTTTTCTCACGTAATTCAAGTATTTTATTCATTTTCTGCCCCTCCGTTTTTAATATTTTAAAAGTTCAAGCCTTTTTGCCAACTGCTCATGTGGTGTCCCTGTCTCAATAGCGGGCTGTACCTTATTGGCTTTTGGCAGCTTGTTCAAAAATGAATTTGTAACAGCCAGCCTGCTGAATATAATGCCGTCACTACTAGGCTGTTCCTGCGTATCTTTCTGAAAAAGCATTCCATCAGCAAAGCCCAGTTCCACCGCCTTTCTGGCATTAAGCCAGCTTTCGGCATCCATCATGTTTGATAGTTTTGTTCTTGAAAGTCCTGTTTTGAGTTCGTAGGCATTTAATATACTTTCCTTTACTTCCGAAAGCATATCAATGCCGCTTTGAAGGTCTGCCGCTTCACCGAAAATACATGTGGCAGGATTATGAATCATAAGCATTGATACCGGTGACATTAGAACTTCACCGCCCGCCATGGCTATAACCGAGGCAGCACTTGCCGCAAGTCCATCTATTTTTACTGTAACCTTGCCTTTGTATTCCATAAGCATGTTGTAAATCTGACTTGCACAAAAAACATCACCCCCTGGGGAGTTGACCCAAATGGTGATGTCACCAGTTCCGCTCATTAATTCACTTTTAAACTGCTTTGGCGTCACCTCATCGCCGTACCAGCTTTCTTCTGCTATGGGTCCTTCAAGGTAAAGGGTTCTTGAGGCATCCTCATTCTTTACCCAGTTCCAAAATTTTGCGTTCATTTACTTTCCTCCGCTTTCTGTAATATTACTTCCTTTAATGTATGCCCCTATATCTTCAAGCTTTAGCATGTTTCCATTCATTGCATATACATCACCATTTTCAATAGTATTCATATTCTCCAGCATCCTCACATCGTTCGGGCTTAAAAAGCCGTTTTGAATTCCAGTCGCATAGCCCTGCATCCTTGAGGCATAATCTCCGCGCAGCAGACCATCCACTACGAAGCTGACAAAGAAATTTTTCCTTTCGCTTTCGCTGAACAAAGCCTTGTTTATTGACTGTTCTATTCTCACAAGCCATGGCCTTATGGTATGCACAACAAAGCTTATAGACTGATGCTCAATATTAGAAAAAGTAGCACGGTCAAGGCTTGCCACCAAATGAGGCGGAACTCTGAAAATCCTGCATATTTCCTCAGTCTGAAACTTCCTAGTCTCTAGAAATTGTGCTTGTTCCGGCGGAATACCGATGCTCTGGAATTTCATGCCCTCTTCAAGCACAGCTATACGGTGGGCATTGGAGCTTCCCTGGTATACCGCGTTCCAGCTTTCCCGCACCCTTGCAGGGTCTTTGACAACACCGGGATGCTCCAGAACTCCACCGGGATTAGCCCCGTTTGCAAAAAATTTTGCTCCGTACTCTTCAGTTGCAATTGCCATACCAATTGCATTTTTAGACATTGCGATTGGTGAATAGCCCACCAAACCGTCAAATCCCAATCCGGGAATATGCAGCACTTCATAATTTCTAAGGTAATATATCTGTCCGTCCTTGTTGTAGATGTAATAAATTTCACCACTGTCAGTTCGGTCTACTGTCATTTTATTAGGAAGCAACGGGTACATGGCAATCACACGACCCCTACCGTCACGTATGATTTGAGAATATGAATTCCCCCATAATAAAAGATGACTCACAAGGGTTTCACGAAACACAAATGAAGTCATCTCAGAGTTTGGTGCATCATGGAGCAGATAATACAGTGAATGCTCCAATGCCTTTTCTTTTCCGTTTTTTGTATTGCGGTATGTATGCAGTGGCAAGGATGCAATTGTCTCGGCGAGTATTCTCACGCACGCATAAACTGCGCTGGTCTGCATTGCGGTTCTTTCATTTACGGCTTTTCCGCTTGAACTATTTCCAAAAAGGAAACTGTACGAGTTCCCCCAAAAGCTATTGTTGGGGCTGCCTCTAGGCTGGAACAGCCTTGATAGTATTGGTAGTTTCATTTAATTTCCTCCTGAAAATGGGCATGAAAAAAGCAAGTGCAAATGTTCAACACCAGATTCCAATGTTAAACATTTGCACTTTAGAATACTAAAAATCCATATGCCATTACTATTTTGGTAAAAATCATAAAAAGCAGTTATACTGTACTTACCATGTTAGCCAGCCATATGTCTTAAAATCATGAGGAGTTAAGTTATAATAATGCTCCTCATATAATGTTCTCTTATTTTTTCTTCTAAATTTACGATTCGTCATTATTCGAATGCTTTTACATTCTGAATTATAATGATATTTGTATCCTCTGTTTCGATTACGATAATCCTTGTACTTTTCTTTTCTCGGGTCTTTAAAATCTTTCTGTGTTTTGTAAAGTTTAAGTGTCGCCTTCTGTTGTAATTCATCTTCCCAAATTGCAACTTCTTCTAAAAATTCGTGCTCCAAACTGATCCCTGACACAAAACTATATGATTTACCTTTCGGCAGATAGTTTCAGTACCTAAAGATCAAATATATACGGAGGTAACATAGTATCACCTACACTCTTTTTATAAATTAAATAACATTTATATTTTATATATTTGAGTTAACGATTTCAATGAAATTAATATAAAAGTAATTATTTTGTAAAAAAATTGTATGATTTATCCTCATTACAACAAATTTCCAATCTATACAAACGAAGCCTTTAGCTTTAAGTATAGTATGTTTTATGATAACGCAAAGTTAATTTAGCGTTTCCCACAATTGTGGGTCTTTTCTGCGTTATCATATTTCATAATCTCTTCGGATATCAGCAAATGCTTTTGCAGCAGATTTTGTATTTCCTTTCATTAAATCTGCAAAATCTTTTCCTAACTCATCATCCATTTGAGATTTGGTTAATCTAAAAACACTCGTAGGCCTTACGTTGAAAGGAATATTTAAATGCTTAAATACAGATTCAGCCTGCTTCTTAAATTCAGGCTCAACACTTAGATTTTCAGCCTTACCCACAATAAATCACTCCCTACATGTTTATGGTTTTGCCATTATATTTATAATTGTAATAGGTTTCTGCACAATAAATCTGAATTCTGCATAATTTAGCATTAAAATTGTGCAGAATTCAGTAGAATAAGAACACCTGATTTCCATTCAGTCGTATGCATTTTTAGTATCATAATGCCATTATTAATGCTTAAGTAACATTATTTTTTCTATATTAAGTAACTGGCATCTATTAGGAAAACATAGGTTCCAGCGATATCTGATTTTATATCCATACTCTTTAAGATCTATCGTTTTGGAGTTAGCAGCCTTAAATTCTTCCTTACTACATTCAATTTTTAAATCTTCATCTGGTACTAATACGTAATATTTCTGATCTTCCTCTATGGTTTCAAAGTATGGAAAGTTAATAATCTGAGCATTGGCAACTATTATTTCATCTACTCTATTGTCAGGCGGTAATATTCTGAATATGAAAATTAACAATAGCATAACTGGAATTAATAACATAATTTTGATTGAAATCTTGGCTCTCTTTTTATAGGTTTTAAAACTTTTTTCATAGTCTAAGCCGTCGCAAACATACCTCAACCCGCTGAAATAAAATAATATCGGAATCAAAATAACAAGTAATAATGGTAGGAATTTAAGCAATCCGATTTTTTTATCAATGAAAATACTCCCATAAATCATTCCAATAACGATAAACATACTAAGTATTATTGAAATCCATCCATACCACCTGATAGGTCTATATGCCTTTTTAATATCGCCTTCTGTAAAATCACTGCATTCCTGGTCT